TTGCCAGACTTTGACATGAACAAAACCCCATTTTCCGAACGTTCTATTGTTTGTAAAATAGATAATGTGTTTTCTGTTTTATTTGATAATGATTGCATTGTGCTTACGCCTGTTTCAATATCTCTGTTTGTACCAAATTTTACTTGTGCGTTATCTAATACTGCACTAATCATTGTGCCACTACTTGCAGAAGAAAAACTTTGACTTATAAGTTCTGTATTTGCTAGTTTCATAAATGCGTCATTTGCAACAAAATCTGCAAAAGAGTTACTACCGTCGGGATAAGATAAATTAATATCTGTAACGAAACCAACAAATAAATCCTTGTACGTTGATCCTCCGTCTGTCGTTGCGTCAATGTGTATTTCTATAAGTGGTTCAATACCTGGTGAAAACGGACTTGATGTATTTGTATTTTCATACTTTCTTTCGTTATTCAATAAACGAACAGAAGCACTACCTGTTATAAAGCTATCTAAATCCCTTGATCTACCACGTGAAATACTTATGCTTTGGACATCACTAGTTACATCTGTAAGGGTTGTCGCACCACCTAACTTACCTGTATCTAATACACCACGTATAAGATCATCTAATGTAAATGTATCTGGCGTAAAACCAATCCTTACTCTTGTTGTTGGTGCTGCCATTACTGTATTGTTATAACTCTGTTAAGTCTGCCACCTGTACGACTAAATTCTTTAAGTCCCTCTAATACAACATTTTTTGCGTCATTTGGATTTGTTACTGTTCCCATAAAGTTGATGTTTACACCACCTTGACTTACTGCGTTAAGTGCAGCTGCTTGTGCCTGTTGTTGCTGTGATGTTAGTTGTTGTGTTACAGTAGTAGGATCAACAACGGGTTCAGTTGGTGTTAATCGTTTTACTTCTTTTTCTGCAAAACCAAGTGATATATTTCTAAATTTAGATAATTTAGGTAAATCAATATTTATACCTATCTTACCTAAAACACCTTGGACACGATCTACAAAACCATTAATAGTATCAATAAAATTATTAAGACTATTAATTATTCTGTTTATCATGTTTTCAAAGTTTTTAGGTAGATTTGTCAAAAATGGTTTTATAAACTTATCAACAATCTGCGTAAACTTCTGAAATGCAGGTGCAAGTAAATTCAATAACATTGTAACAATCATCAGTATTGGTGGTGCTATTGCAGCAATAAGATCACCTATCGCTTGAATAAACGGTGCTGCTGCTTTGATTGCGTCCACTATGGCAGGACTAAGTGCAGCTACAAATTCCATGAGTACAGGCAACATTGCTTCTGCAATAGGTAATAATTCATTACCCATTTGCACTTTTAACTCTTTCAACTTTGCTGTTGCTTCCCTTGATTTGTTTGCAAAACTCTCTTGAGTTCTATTCAAGTCGCCCTGTTGCACCTTTGTTTTTTGCAACAATAATTCATAAGTTGCTAGTGCTTTTTCTTGTTTGGTAAGTTCCTTTGCACTATTTTTACCTGTCATTATGAACGCTTGTTGTTGTACGTCAGCTTCTAAGATTGCAATACCAAACGTTTTAAGACTTTCTCTTTCACCTAGAAGTGCTTTTGTAAATGCTTCTAATACGGGTTGCGCACCACCCTGGACGTTACTAAACGAAGCAACATCACCTGCAAGTGTTGCTAGTTTTTGTGATAAGTCTGCCGATCCCTCTGCTGTAAATTCAATACCTTGTAGAACAGCACCAGATTGTGTCAATAAACCCTCTAGCTCAAAAGCTGCTAAACCTGCTTTATTTGCAAAATCATCTACGAAACCCGATAGTTCTGGTACAGCTTTACCAAATGTAGTTTCAAAAGCTGATCTTGCTTCATTTGCGTCAGACGCAAGATTAACAATTTCCCTACCTGCTGTTGCAGCTGCGACAGTTGCAACACCTAATCCTGCGGCCGTAGCTTTTCCAATTCCTGCTGCAATGTTGCCAAATTTATTTAGAACCTTTGATGATCTTGTTATGCTGTCGGTAAATTGTTTAGTTTTACCGATTATTGCTATTGATACTTTTCTTTCCCTAGCCACGTGCCAACCTATCTTGTAAAGCGTCAATCATTTTATCACCGTATGTATCTACAATTTTGTCCTGGTTTCGTGCTATTGTTTTACCTACAACATAACCTTGTTTACCTAATTTTGTAAAAGAACTATCGCCTGTATCGTATTTGTTACCAATCCAAGGTCTATATCTAAATCTAGCATTAGGTCTTGAAAAATTTAATTTACCCACCGCAGCTGCGTCTATATTTCTTGTCTTATTTGAACCTCTTACAGGTACATAAACAAACCTACGTCCAAACTCTAGTGATAATGCAGATACATTACGTGGACTTGTTTTAATGTTAATTTTAGCTTCTGTTCTTGTACCCGAAGCCGTGAAACCCATTACAGAACGATCACCCTTTGGTATATTTTGTTTTTTACCTAACGTACGGCTTTCAGCTAAAATATCTTTTGCTATTGTTCTATGAAAAGCTGTTAATGCTTTTAAAACATCTTTCTTGCCATATTTTACTAGATCATTTTTAACATCAATAATCTGTGAATTATCTATTGCAAGTTGTCCAAGTTTAAGTGCTTTTGCCATATTAGTTTTTGTACTTTTTGTCTATAACTCTTACAAGTGCGTTAAACATTTCCATATCTAAGTTTGCTATATCAGTCGGATTTATTCCTGTTTCAATCGCTATTGCAGCGATCATATCAATAAATCCGTTTACACTTTTAAATCAGCACCACCAGATATATCTAATTCTTCAACTTTATCAATCCAATTATCATAATCTTCTGTTACGCCATTACGCTTTGAAGCTAACCATGCTAAATATAATAACCACTCATAACGTTGTTCATCATTTAGTCTTGATACAGGCACGTTAAATTTACGTTCAAATTTAACAATATCTATTGGTTTGATTTTAACTTCTAATTTTGTGCCGTCCTCTAAAACGACAACCATATTACCCACTATGAAGTCGATCTGCTAATTGTTCCAGAAGTTGGAAATGCAACGCTCATGGTTGCAAGTTCTCCGACTGCATTTGATAATGGTAAGTGTTGATTTACCAATACATTTCCAGAATATGCAGGGTTTGTTGCACTTGTTGATCCTGCGTCTGCTTTAACAATAAAAGCAGTTGTAGTACCTAACAATGGAAACAATGTTGCGTCAACTTCCGAACTTGCAAAATCTTGTTGGAACTCTATTGATAGTGTTCCGTCTTTTAGACCGCCCGTACGACTTTGAAATGTGTCGCCCATTGCGGTTGTTACGATTTCGTCTGCTGTAATATCTAATGTAACACTTGATACGTGATCTGATAGATCAACTGAATTAAGGGTTACACTTGCGTTATTTAAAACAAATTTTGCCAATGTTTACCGTCCTTTCTTATTTTAAGTTTATAAAGAGTATTCTAAGGTTTGTTTAGTGTGATATTACTCAATGCCGATTGTGGCATGTATACCAAATGACGGGTTTGTTCCACTTATTGTAAAATTCAAACGCCAATGTTGATCTGTGATAGCACCTGCAACACTTTGAAAATCTGCACCAACAGCAGTGATACCCGTAAACGTTATGCGATCTGTTGGACTTGTAAAACTTGAATTATCATCAGATTGAAGTTTAAAAGTGATAGTTGGTGTAGATGTACCACTTACACTGTAACAATGAA